CGTACGCGGTGGAGGAGGGCATCATGATGATCTCGCCAGCGGTGGTCATGACCGGGCGCACCACGCCATTGGCGAGCAGCAGCGTGTCGTGCAGTGCATCTTCGTGCGCGAACAGATCGGTGTTGTTGGCGACGATGCGGATCAGCACCCGATAGAGGCGGTGCCTGGGGCCGCTACGAGGCTGTGCGAACTGAGCCCGCACAGGAACGTTCTCCGGGATCGCTTCAAGCATCTCCGCATCGTATCGAGCATGCGGGACCATGCGACCTTCGACCTTGCGGAGCATGATCCACTTGTTCTTCGATTTGTTGCTCGCGCTCATGTATCAGTTCTCTTCATGACGCCTCAGATCAGCGATCCCTGACGGGCACGCTGGTTGGTTGATCTCGGTTTGGGTTCTGATCTCGGTCTCTCCTCGCTGCCCCAGGACTTGACCTTCACCCGGCAGGCCTCGACGAGCGTGTCGATCTGATCCTGGCTGAGGCCGTAGTCCTCGCGGTGGGCGCGTTCGTCCGCCCACCACTGCCGCAGGGAGGAGGCTGGCCCCTCGGCGATCGAAATCGCAAAGGTAGCCAGCTCCATGTAGGCCGCAGCCCTATCCGGCATGGGCCGCCTTCTTCAGCTCCTGCGACTTGTCGCTGAGCTTGCCCATCACATAGGCCTCGCCGTTCGAGGACAGGACTTTCATGTCCTTGATGAAGTCCTGGCTCGACGCGATTTCCATCGCTTCCTTGGTGCGGGTGATCTTCGCGATCTTGTCCGACCAGAAGGTCACGATCTTCTGACCTTCCTCCTTGGAAACGGTGGCCTCGCGAGCCGGAGCCTTGTCGTCGTTCGCCGGACGGCTATCCTGACGGATGTCGCGACGGTCATCGCGGCGGTCGTCGTTGCGGCTGTTACCCGACTCTTCCTTGAAATCGTCGGCTTCCTCGGACGAGTAGGCGTCACCATGCAGATCGGCGATCTTCAGGATCACGCGATCCTTCGCCCGCTTCTCCGCCATGGCGTACGGATACGCCGCCATCTTGCCCTTGACCTTGTAGTTGCCGCCGGGCTTGCCTTCGAGCGAGATCAACGCCTCGCCGATCGACCATTCGGTCTTGCCGTTGGCTTCACCCATGACGAGGATGACCGCCTCGTCACGCTCGGCGCGCAGGATCTCGGGCTTCGTCCACTTGATGCCGATCGCGGCACCGAGACGCTCGACGTCCTTGTGCTTGACGACAGGCGTACCCTGGACTTCCCAGATCGCGTCGCGGTCGATGTCGACCTTGTGCTTCTCGAAAACGTCGTAGATCTTGTCGAGCCTGGGATTGCTTCGTGCCATGGTTCTCTCCTGTGATTAAGCGGCGTCTGCCGCGGGTTCTGCGGGTTTCTCGTTGCTGTTCGCCGCCTTCCGGGAGCGTGTCGCTTTGGGTTTGGGCTCGGGCAACGGGCGGCCGGAGTCCTTGTCGGCCTGCTTGACGGCCTCCTTGTCGATGTTGATGAGCTTCTTCCCATCCTTCGAGTAGGAGATCGTCACGCCCTTGCCGGAGGCGATCTTGGCGTCGCCAGGCATCAGCGCCTTGATCGCCTTCTTCGCCTTCTCGTGCTCTTCAGCGACGGTCTTGGTCTCGACCATCTTCTGGGCGAGGTCGCACCAGGCGTTGTCCTGGCTCATGTCGGCGACGCGGATCTTCTCCAGCAGCGGGACCTCCGCCACAGGATTTCCGGGCGTGCGGCCCGTCTGGACGCAGTCCCAGAAGTCCTGCTCGGCCTGGAGCATCTTGGCCTGGTAGAAGATGTCGGCCGTGACCTCCATCGACACCCACTGGCCAGCGCCCGTGATGATCGACAGGTACGAGACCGGCAGATCCATCACCATCATGTTGTGCTGGCACTGCGGGTAGTACTTGTCGAAGGCGGCTTGCTTGTCGAAGCCGAACGGGAACATGAACTTGAACTCGACCATCGCCTTGACGGGGCCTTCGAGCGTCTGACGCACGAGTCCATCGAGGGTGGCGTGAGCCTTGTCCCAATCCTTGTAGAAGACCTTGTCCTGCTCGTTGGTCACGACCATGCCGGTCTGGAACTCGAACCAGTCAGCGTTCAGGTGTTCGGTCACGTTGCCGAGCTGGACCAGCAGGATCTCGGACATATCCTCCTGCTCCTGCTCGCCGCGCTTCTCGCGCCAGAGCTGCTCGATCGCTTGCTGGTTGCCGGACATGATGATCCGCGCGTCCGAACCGCCAAGAGACGTCATGCGGGCGGCACGGGCTTCATCGCTCATTCCGAGGTGGCGGGTACGTCGTAGAAACTGCATCTCAGTTCTCCTCAGCGGTATTCGTTCCAGATGATTTCTCCGCCCAGGGTCTGGACGAAGACGGCGTGTGCGGCTCGCTCCTCATCGGTGAGCCGCGGCGGCAGTGGCACCGGTCGCTGTCTCGCAGCCGGCAGGTTGTCGATGGTGTGGGCGGGGTTACCGTCCTCGCCGAGCAGCGAGAGGCCGTACTGTCGGCCGCCGCGCAGTTCGACGTAGACTTCGCTCAGCAGCTGCGCGTCGAGCAGGGCGCCGTGCAGGTCTCGCTTGCTGGTGTCGACGTTGAAGGCGGAGCACAGAGCATCGAGCGTTGCTCGCTTGCCCGGACGCTTCGTCTTCGCCATCTCCAGCGTGTCGACGATTTCGTTCTGGAGCGGCTGCATATCGAGCCGATCCAGTTCGTCGTTGATCATCCCGAGATCGAAGGGTGCGTTGTGCGCCACCAACCGCGCATCACCGATGAAGGTGAGGAACTGGTTGACGACCCGTCTGAACGTCGGCTTCGTCTTCAGGAACTCATTGCTGAGCCCGTGGACGGCGAACGCATCCCTGTGAACCGGGTGCAACGGGTTGACGTATTTGTGGAACGTCTTGCCCGTTGGCAGCAGGTTGTTGATCTCGACGCAGCCGATTTCCACGATGCGATCGAGCTTGCGCTCAAGGCCCGTGGTTTCGGTGTCGATGATGATCTCTCTCACATTGGCCTCCGGGTGATCGGATCGATCCCCTCGTCACGGAGCTGGGCGAACACCTGGTCTCGCAGCCGATCGGCAAGCGTCTGCGACGAGTCCAGGAGTGCGGAGATCGACAGCTCCACTTGTTCAGCGGAGCCGACGATGAAGGACGCCTCCAGCCGGCAGAGACATGCCTCGTGGACCCGTCTCGCCGCCTGGAATTTGAGGTAGGCGTCGGTGAGGTCCGAGCTACGCGGCATGCGCAGTCGGAGCGTGGACAACTGGCAGGCCACGACCGATGCTCGGGTGAGCGAGATCGGGGTGGTCCTGCATCCATTTCTGAACGAACCAGAGTTGACCGCAGCCGCCGCCGATCGTGTCCTGGCCGGCCGGATCGAACACGCGGACATCGAAGCCGCGCTCGACCATCTTGATGCTGAAGTCCGAAGCCAGCGAACGCTGGTGCTCGTTGGTCGCCGGCATGCCTTCGGAGCGCTCGCAGACCACGGAGATGGTCGCGTTCCAGACATGCGGATCGAACAGGGCGCGCAGCCGATCGGCATCCTCGACCGAGGAGTTGCCGTCGTGGGCGCAGTAGTTGAAGAACGGGTTGCGGCCGGTGACCTCGTGCCAGATGTGACCTTCGCGGGCGATCTGCTGCAGCGTCAGTTTCTTCTTGAATGGCACCAGGAAGTCACGCGCGGCGTCCGTCGTCTCGTGGACCGAGAACTGGAGACCGATCGTCGGGATCTCCATCGAGATTTCCCGCACGGGTTCGTAGTTGACGTTCGGCGCAGATGTGGAGATCAGCAGCGCGGCGTTCGGATACAGCCGATAGAGCTCCCGCAGCGCCGGGATCAGACCCTTCAGGTTCAGGAGCGGCTCGCCCATGGACATGAACATGATCTGCAGGCGCTTCATCTCTGAGGCCTGGATGCCGGTCTGCTCGATCGAGTGCTCGACCTGGGCGATGATCTCGTCGGCGGTCAGCGACCGGACGAAGTTGTCGCCAGCGCCACAGAAGCGGCAGCCAACCGGGCAGCCGGACTGCGTCGAGCAGCAGATGACGGTGCGAGTGGCGTAGTCCGGGTACTTGTAGAGCACCGACTCCGCGACCGCGGTGCCGTTGTCGAACACGAACTTGGCGACGTTTTGTGCGGCGTCGTCGATCCGCTTGATGTCATTCCAGGCAGGTCTCACGAGAGCATATCCTTGAAGCTGATGCCGTCTGCCGGCACGATGCCGATGTCTTTCTTCAAGCCGGTCAGGATGAACCCGACCGTCCTCGTCTTGATCTCGGCGGTGTTCTGCCGATTGGGTTTGCGGGTCGGGCAGTAAAGCCGGTGGACCAGCTCCTGATCTCCGCCGCGGGCGAGGGCGATGGCCGCCTTGGTGAGACGCTCGGGGAGGCGAGCGACGTTGCACCAGCGCATCCACTCCAGGACGCCGAGAGCACGATCCACGTCGTTCCGCTGGGGAGCGGTCTTCGTGCTGCCGTCGAAGGGCTTCATCGAGCTGAAGAGACGAAGGCGTTCGATCTCGATCAGTTCGGCCCGCGACATGCCGATCATGTTCCAGCCGCCTGAGCGGGAGCCGGACGTGAGCCAGCGCCGCTCCTGGTCAGGTGTCTTGTCGATGACCTCGACGGACTCGACGAGAAGCTGCCAGATGACGTCGCTGTGCTTTGCCCGTTCACCCTTCAGAGCGAACGCCAGCTCTCCGCCATGGGAGAGCCAGCTGAGCGCCTGGGTGCGAGCCTCAAGCGGGGACGAGCTGGTCATTCGCCACCGCTGCGTTGCCGTACATCTGACGGCGGCGCGTTGCCCGGTACTCGTACTCGCCATAGCCGAGGCGCTTCTGCGTGAGCAGGATCTGGCCTTCGTCCGCGTCCTTGCGGATGCGGTCAGCGATCACGTTGAGCTGGGCGATGTTCATGCGCTCGATGGCGCGCAGGACATCGTGCTCCGGGATCTCCTTCTGGCGATCACGCTGAAGGTGACCGGTCCAGTAGACCAGCACGTCGCCGGCAGCCGCCTGCTTGAGCCAGTCGTAATAGTCGGACAGAGCGCCCGGGGAGATGTCGAGGATGGTGGTCTCGGACGACGACATCACGCCCCCACCTTGTTCTGGACGAGGGCCGAGTACATCCCGACGACGTAGACCATGTTGTCCACGATCTTGCCGAGGTGCGAGACGTCCTGACGGTCCTGCTCGCGTTCGATCTCGGCCATGCCTTCCGGCGTCAGCTCGAACTCGAAGTTGTCGTCCTCGTCGTTGTCGAGGTCGTCATCAAGATCCTCGGGATCGTCGAGCAGGCCAGATGGGCCGCCCTCGTTGTCATCTTCATCGCTGTCGGCGGTGAAGATCAGGATGGTGGCAACAGGCTCATCCTCGAGACCGAGGCAGGGGCCGCCGGCCGGGCAGGTGCAGGGGATGATCTCGATGCCAGCCTTCGCGGCCAGTTCGTCGGCCAGGAAGGGGAGCACGGTGGTGAACTGATGTCTCATAAGCCCTCGGTTTGCATTCAAGCAAATGTCTGTGATGCGAAAAGGGGCGCCCTGGCACGCACAACCAGATCAGGGCGCCCCTCGATATTCCCCGCTCAACGGGGAAGCTCAGTTGCTGTCGTTAAGCCGCCGCTCGACGATCCTCCCACAGTGCCAAGCTCAGCTCCGACCGGAGCTGCTTGTAGCCAGGGAAGTTCATGTTCTGCTTTTGAGTGCCCCATTCGAGGTTGCTCGACTTGTTGTTCGAGCCGACCTCATCCATGTGCAACACAACAGCTTCAGGGAAAGGCTTGGGACCGTGGAAGGCCTCACAGACCAGGACGTGAACCCGATGGGTTTTGCCCTTGTACTGGAGGATGAACTTCTCCTTCTCCGGATCCCACACACCGAGCGTTGGCTCGCCTCCGTAGAAGCGAGTCCCCCCGTTCGGCATGGTCGCCACGTATGGCAACCGCATCACCCTTCCGAGCGACGACACGAGATATTCTGGAAGCCGAAGGCTCGGCCTCCAGATCTCTCCGTCGTTGTCATTCATGACTCGACTCTAAAATGGGATGTCATCATCCATGTCATTGCGACCACCGCCGCCGCGGTTGTTGCTGCCGCCGCGGTCATCGTTGCGGCTGCTGCCACGGTCGTCGCGATCGTTGCGGCTCGACGAGCCACGGCTGTTGCCACCGCGATCATCACGGTCATCGCGACCGCCACGATCGTCACGATCACGGCTCGACGAGCGGCTGCCACGGTCGTCACGATCATCGCGACCACCGCGGTCATCACGACCGTTGCCGCTGCGCTCGTTGTCGTTCTTCTCCCAGATCTTCTGCACGGTGCCGTTGAAGGCGCCGACCTTGATCTCGGTCGAGAACTTCTCGACGTCCTGCTGGTCCTTCCACTTGCGGGTCTCGATCGAGCCTTCGAGGTAGACCTGATCGCCCTTGCGGAGATTGTCCTCGATGAACTTGAGGGTGCCCTTGCCCTTCTCGCCCCACACGTTGACGCGGTGCCACTCGGTCTTCTCTTCCCACTCGCCCGTCTGCTTGCTCTTCCAGCGCTCGCTGGTAGCAACCGACAGGTTCGCGACGTCGGCATTGCCGACAGCGCGGATCTCGGGATCCTTGCCGAGGCGGCCCATGATGATCGCTTTGTTAACTGACATGTCGTCTCCTTTTCTCCGTTTGCATTACCATCCCGTTTGCATTCATGCAAGCGGGAAATCAAAAATCTAGCTTGGTGAAGAGGCCGGTCTTCTCGTTGAAGCCGACGTCGACCGAGCCCGTGTTGCCGGCGATGCGCTTGAGGCGCACCTTCGGGATGAAGATGGTTCGTTCGTTCGGCGCCTCGTCCGGTCGGCAGGCATGCACGACCACGCCGAGGTCCGGCTTGTTCGCCCAGTGTGCCGAGTCCGAGATGTTGTAGAGCCCCGGGATCATCTTGCCCTCCAGCTTGGTCGGATGCGCTACAACGCAGGTCGCGCAACCGAACCGGTTGCCGAACCGCTTCATCTTCTTGATCGCCTTGCCGACATACTCAGTCAGCGACATGGCGTTGGGCCGGTTGTGCTCCAGCTCGTTCCACGGGTCGATCATCAGCATCTTCACGCCGTAGCGGAAGACAGCTGCTGCAGCCCGGTCGAGCACGAAGTCCAGGTCGACCTCGATGTCGTCGTTATCGTCGTCGTAGTCGATGAAGTAGAAGTAGCGCTCGACGAATGCCTCGGCTCTCTTCCGGTCTTCAGGCGTCCACGCAGCGCGCTCCTTCTCCAGGAACGCGGTCATCAGCTCATAGGCCAGGAACGGCTTCACCGACTTCTCGCCGGAGAACATCGCGATCGGCCACTTGTGTCTCATCGCAAGCTTGACGGCGACCTGGTTCATGAAGGTCGACTTGCCGACGTTGGGGATGCCGGTGCAGACGATGAACTGTCCCTGGTAGAACTTCATCTTCTCGTCCAGCTCCTTCGAGATGCCAGCCTCGACCATCTCGGGGATCGCGATCTCCGGATAGTCTGACAGCTTGAAGAGGCCCTTGACGGGCCACTCCTTGGCATTCTCGATGACCTCGCGGACCTTCTCCGCACCCAGGTACTTCTTGACCTCGTTCAGATCCTTGCAGCGTCTCAGCTCGCCGGTCTTCTTGTCGGGAACCACCTCGTCTTCCGGATACTGGATCCAGAAGCATTTCGCGGGGCCGATGCGTCTGACCAACTCCTTCGCCAGCCGGCGACCGGGCTCGTCGCCATCAGTCGCGATGATGTGGTACTTCACCGCCATGATCGGCTGCAGGAGCCGAACCATGAACGAGAACTTGTCGTCGTCCTCGGGGTCGATGTCCTTGGCGTCATCCCGCACGGGGATGAGGTTGCCGTGCTTGTCGCGGGCAGGCGGCGCTCCATCCGGGACCGAGATGAT